TTCTGTGGTGATGCCGGTCTAAGAACTGTCAGTGCAGATATATCTAGAGACGAGCAAGTCCATGTGGCAGCTAACTCTCTGGTATGTACAGAGCTAGGACTAAAGCCTAGCCAGTCACTAGACAGACTAAGAAAGGCAACTATCAACTGGGTAATGCAACCCTTGAAACAGAATGCCGATAGATATTTGGACAAAAAATTTTGGTTAGATGCCAGCGACAGACTTATGTACGAAGGTAAAGCACCAGAATTTTCTCAAACCAAGGCAGCTAGAATGCCTGCATTTTTTGAACACTCGAATGTCAATCTCCCTAAATACTCTTAAGTTACACAACGATAGACTTGAAGAGTTGATAAAGAAGTTAGATGATAACTTCGGGTGGAAACCAGTTCACCCAACAGAATCAATCGAATCAATTATGTATAGAGCTGGACAAGCCAGCGTAATTGATTACATAAAATCCATAGAAGAGGACGAAATCTAATGTGTATATTTGGAAGCCGTAGTGTTGCACCACCACCTCCATTACCTCCAGCTCCACCACCACCACTACCTCCAACTCCTGCTGCACCACCTCCTGACCCAGTGATGAAGGATGTGAACCCAGCAGTAAAGAAAGCTAAGAAAGATAAAGGTAGTAAGAGCCAGAGTCAATACGCACAAGGTACTGGCGCATTAAAAATTAAATTAAATCCAAAGATTAATACAGGTACAGGTACCACAGGTAAAACTGGAGGACTTAACTAATGTTAGCTCGTGAGAGATACAATCAACTGGTAACAGATCGACGTCAATTCCTAGACAAAGCCGTTGACTGTAGCAAGCTCACGTTGCCTTACCTAATTCAAGACGATACATCTTCAAGACCTACACACGAAACTCTTAACATTCCGTGGCAGTCAGTTGGTTCCAAGTGTGTGGTAGGATTAGCAGCAAAACTTATGCTTGCTATCTTACCTCCACAAGGTTCCTTCTTTAAGCTACAGGTAAGACCAGATAAGTTAGGTGAAGATCTACCTCCCGAAGCAATGTCAGAGATGGAACTATCTTTGTCTAAGATAGAGCGAATGGTCATGGACTATATCGCAGCATCAAATGACAGAGTTGTTATACATCAAGCACTTAAACATTTAATTGTTGGTGGTAATGCTTTGCTATTTATGGGTAAGGATGGTATTAAAAACTATCCGCTCACTAGGTATGTCGTCAACAGAGACGGAAATGGTAACGTCCTAGAAATAGTTACAAAGGAATTGATAAGTCGAGACGTACTCGGTTACGAGGTACCAAAACCTCAACCCAACACGGGCATCGACGAGACTGCTGGTAGCCATAGTGATGATGTCGAAGTTTACACGTGCGTGAAACTAGAGAACGGCAGATGGGTATGGTACCAAGAAGTAGAAGATATGATAATACCCGGCTCACGTAGTACAGCTCCTAAGAATGCAAGCCCTTGGCTCGTTCTTACTTTCAATTCAGTTGACGGAGAACAGTACGGACGTGGTAGAGTAGAAGAGTTCCTTGGTGATCTCAAATCTCTCGAAGGTTTATCACAGGCTCTTGTCGAAGGAGCTGCTGCTGCCAGTAAGGTGATCTTTCTGGTCAGTCCATCTTCAACCACAAAGCCAGCCACTATTGCAAAGGCTGGAAATGGAGCCATCGTACAGGGTAGGGCAGAAGACGTACAAGTTGTACAGGTTGGTAAGACAGCCGACTTCTCTACTGCTGCTAACATGGCACAAACAATAGAACGAAGATTGCTTGAAGCATTCTTAGTAATGAATGTGAGGAATGCAGAAAGAGTAACAGCAGAAGAAGTCAGACTAACACAGTTAGAACTAGAGCAACAGCTCGGTGGCATCTTCAGTTTGTTGACTACATCTTTCTTAATACCTTATTTAGATAGAACTATGTTAGTTTTACAAAGAACTAATGAACTACCTAAGTTACCTAAAGATATAATCAGACCACAAATTGTGGCTGGTGTAAATGCTTTAGGACGTGGGCAAGACAGAGAAGCTCTTACTATGTTCATGCAAACTATTGCAGGCACAGTAGGACCAGAGGCATTACAAAAGCTAATCAATCCTATTGAAGCTATTAAACGCCTAGCTGCTGCTCAAGGTATAGATGTTCTTAACCTTGTTAAGACTCCAGATGAGATAGAATCAGAGAAGGAACAGTTGGTACAAGAACAGACAAATATGTCTCTTGTTAATCAGGCTGGTCAATTCGCTAACTCGCCTGCTGCTGACCCAAGCAAACAACCACAACCACCAATGGAACAACCTGAATAATGGCAGAAACTTTATCATATGATAACGCTCCTGATGCAGACGTACTGACCGAAGAGGAACAGGACTCTCTGAAAGTAGGAGAAGAGTTAGTAGCAGAGCAAGAAGGACTACTAGCTGGTAAATATAAAAGCGCAGAAGAATTAGAGAGCGCATACTTATCATTACAAAAGAAACTTGGACAACAAGAAGACGAAGAAGTCGACTACGAAAGCAGCGACGAAGGATATGAAGAAGAAGAAGAAAGCGATGAAGAGGTATCTCCTTATGCTGCTGCGACAAGTTTAATTAACGACGCATCAGAGGAGTACTATTCTAATGATGGGCAACTTAGTGAGGAGACAATAGAATCGTTTTCTGAAATGAGTAGCACTGACTTGGTAAATGCTTATCTAGAAATTCAAGCAAAAAATCCTCAAGCTCCACAAGGCGTTGAGATGTCTGAAGGACAAGTCAACAGCGTACAAAACGCAGCCGGTGGAGAAGCTAATTACAACAGAGTAATTGAGTGGGCTGCTAATAATCTACCTAACAACCAGATCGACGCGTTCGATTCTGTGGTAGACTCTGGTAACCCAGCAGCTATTGGTATAGCATTTCAAGGATTGCAACGTCAGTACGACGAATCTAATGGCTACGAAGGTCGTATGCTGCAAGGCAAGCCTGCCTCCTCTAGAGGTAATACCTATAGATCACAGGCTGAACTTGTTGCAGCGATGGGAGACCCACGCTACGACACAGACCCAGCTTACAGAGCTGACGTCGTAGAAAAACTAAACAATTCAGATCTTAATTTCTGATGTTTAAACCACCGCATTGGTTTTATAAAAATACTAAATTTCCAGAAACAGAAATTGACCAAGTTATCAGTAAGTTGAAACAAAAAATACGTGAAGAGATAATAGAGACAAATCCTTTGTTGACCTCTTACTTCTTGAGTATGTATCAACGACCTGATAAAATTTGGAATCAAAAATATTCAGAACTTATGGAAGGAGTGGTAAAAGAACTAGGTGTATATACAACTTGTAGATACAGCTATGACTATTGGTCACAGTATTATAATAAAGATATTGGACACCATTGCCACCACCATGCCAGAGGTGATATAAATGCTTTTGGTCAACTCTCTTGGGTTCACTTTCTAAGAACTACAAAAGATAAACCTTTTGTTTTTCTAGATAGAACCGGTAACACTTATACACCTAAACAAGATCAAGGAGATTTAATTATCTTTCCATCTTATATATGGCATGAGGTACAACCTAACAAAACCAATGCCAAGAGATTTGTAGTAGCTGGAAACCTCTGGATTACTGATCTCGAAATAATGTAATGAAAACAAAAGACTTAGACACGCTACTCGAGAACGAGTATGCTTACGAACCACCTATTCAATTAATTAAAATGTCACACCACAACACAAACCCAATCTTTACACATGAAGCAGAACGTTTTAACGGCTGGGCAGCGATGCTTGGCTTTGTTGCTGCTGTTGGTGCCTATGTCACCACTGGTCAAATTATCCCCGGCATATTCTAAGCCGAGGCGCATCGAACCATACAAGTGGAAGATGACTTGCTTTGATTTTCAACACGCAAGATATAAAGTACTATTGGATGAGGACTTACCTATGAAAGAGAAGTATCAACTCATCCAATTCTTTCTTTCTAAAGTACAGGAAGAATGTGATAACATACACTCAGGCTAATGACCACCCCCCGATTAGAATTATTATTTCCTACTCCTGTTGTCATCGCACAAGTAGAAAGGCATAAAGAATATAAGGAAAAGTTTGTGCCTCTCTTAACTCAAATGAAATTAGAGGCACCTAATCAAGCAGCTCCTTGGGCTAAACTGGAACATACATGGACATCATTTTCAAATGATACTGGATTAACTGTATGGGATGAGCAATTTGAAAAACTTGTTCACGACTTTCTCAACTATCTACAAGGTCATCCTATAGAATTTGAGATAGAAATTGATGGTTGGTTTAATGTACATGACTCGACTATGTATATAGAACAGCATGAGCATTTTCCTTCTATCATTTCAGGTATCTATTATTTACAACTTGATGATACTAACGATTATCCAGCAACATTTATCAATCCTTACAATAAAGATTTGGATAGATATAATGCAAAAGGTATTGAGTTTAACGCTAAATGCGAAGCATTAAAACCAAATACTTTTCCAAATTATCTTGATATAAAAGAAGGCGATGTAGTATTATTTCCTTCCCATATGTCACATTTAGTTAGACGTTCTAGAAGTGTCCATGATAATTTCAGGATATCTTATGCGTTTAACATAGAAAACAAAACCTCATACAACAATTAATCACATGGCAGCAATCTCATTACAAAGAGACACTACTACCAACTGGGAGAAGTTTTGTAACTGGGTTACTAGCACAGACAACCGCCTATACGTAGGATGGTTTGGTGTGCTAATGATTCCATGCTTACTAACTGCTACCGCATGTTTCATAATCGCCTTTATCGCAGCACCGCCTGTAGATATAGATGGCATACGT